GCGGTTGCGAGTTCGACTAGCACGCATATTTGGTTCGTTGCTGTGACGGACGCTTGTCCCGTCGTGTGACCGTTGTTGTGCGGTAGAAACTCGTCGTCGTATACATTATACATCGTTGATTTTTCTAATGCGACGGCGTTCGCGCGCAGCCACTGTTCGATCGCGGGGGCGTCGGCCAAGTGATCGTAACCTTTCGCCCGTACTTTGGCCACGGCTTGTAACAGCCCAGAGTTTACGGTCGAATCAAATGCCTTGCCGTCCAGGATGAAATGGCGTGTCTTCGGCGGGCGTCCAGCGAAACGTTTGTTATATCCTCCGCCTGTAAGTCGTGTGCCGACCGCCCATGGCGCGCCTTCGTGAAGGCGTGTCATCCGTTTGTCTAGCGAATAGTTGAAGACCATATTGCGTAGGTAGGCCGTCAGCTCTTGCGCAACGACAGTACGCATGCTAGACGGCTCTGCCTCCAGTTTTTCTCGCAAACTGATATAGTTTTTGACGAAAGTATGATGAAGGTCATTTGGTACGTCGCCGGTGCGAAGTTGTCGATTCGTCTCTGAGATTACGGCCTGAAGCCATCCAGAACGACGGAGATCGATACGTCGCCGGAGTTTTCCGGCTGCATCGATGCCAGAAGGCGTGCGCCTCAAGAAGGCTTGTCCTTCAAAAGGCACTCCACAAGAATACTTCCAGACGATTGTCCGCGCAACCCATTTTGGCTCTCGAAGCGAATGGCTGTGGAATGCGTCGGGTACTTCTGACAACAATGCCGCGACGCCCTCATCATAGACTTCGTCCGACACAGACGGCATATCAGGGCGATTATAACGGGCAAGGCTTGTCGCTATATTCGCTCTGGTTGCGAACTCTAGGTGATTGGCACCGACCTGTGCGCTGAGTTCTGCCATGGCACGACCAGACCGCCCTCGCATGTATTCGGTGGCACGTGGCAGGCCGACCTTTCTTCTCGTGGCGGAACGAGTCAGTGATGGTTGTCCGTCTGGTTTATATATGTTCAGATTTGCAATCGCCCGGTCCATGGCGGCTTCACCAAATTCTGCAGTGAGAGATACGGTTGTGGCTAACAAACTTGTGAGAGGTTGGTATTGCGTATAACTGGTCGATCGCGACTGTAAGGTCCAGGCGCTTCGCGTCTGATAATCGCCACGGCCCTCGTTCAGTGACGGAAGAGGATGGAAGGCAGCTGACATGCAATTTGACGTGTCGAGTGCATAAAGAAACCAAGAACTGATCCGGAACAGTGACGCCTTGCAACTTTCTTCCAAGCCACGCACGAATGCCCAAAGATCTTCTTCTTGCGGCGTCCTTTCTGCCGGTTGCATGACCGGTTGAGTCTTGTTGGCCATGGTGACCATTTCGTGGACTGGCACACGTATTGTGACGGTCACGCCGCCTTCATCGTCGACTTGTCCCCAAAGCAAATAATTGCGTGCGCCGGGCCTTGTCACCTGGAAACTGTCGAATTGGGCACCATTTGGGTCCAAAAACCTGATGTCGATGCTTGCATTGAGGCACAGTGACCATCCTTTAACTTTACGCTTACAGGAAGAAGCGCTTTCTGCCTGTAACGGGCCGTCCTGCAAGTGTAGCACGAAACAGGTCCTCTCTCGCGGCGTCATCGAGGAAGGTGCGTTTTTGAACTTATGGCATAACACGCAGTCAGACTCGGAGGGAGGGTCCCCAGAGTAACTGCATGTACAGTCGTCAAATGCGGCGCGGATATCGCCGAGCTCGTCACGTGTGAGCGGGCGTCTACCGCCTATGCGTTTGACAACTGCC